ACGACTCGACGATTGATCTTTTTGCGTTTGATAGGTTTTCGTGTGTTCGCCATAATTAAAATTATCGCTTACTGATTAAGACAAACAGATCATCGACACGCTGTTCAAGTCTTGTAATTTGATCCTTGATCGAACTTCCAGAATTGGGTTTTAATTCTTGTAAATAGGATTTAATAACCCAACGCAGACCCAGTAATAAACTTGTTGATATGGCGCATACGCCAACGGCTATACCAACCCATTCGTTGGCTGTCATTTCGCATTGATTCCATAATCAACTTCGCTCCCTGATTTTGGATCTAATGCCTTGGCAAGAGGTGCAACCAATGCTCCAGCAAGTATTGCAAACTCTGGTCGAATGTCAGCAACAATTGCCAACAAGACAGTAATACCGGAAGCAGCCACAGCTCTTAAATATGACTTAATTGCTGCCTTGTGTTTGTTTGATAGTTTCATGCTTTGCCTCCTAGTAGTGGGATATGAAAAAACTCAGAATTCTTATCTTGATCTTTCTTGAAACTTACATGGATGTGGTGTTGGTGAGGATTGCCAGAAAACTTGCGCCAACGCCACCTGAGAATTGGCGAGGCAATTTTGCCCTGATGTATTACATAACTGATGCGACCATTGGTTTTCCCGTATGATCGAATTTGATCTGCCAAATATGCCGAAAGCCCTTTGTCGTCAGAAAGCCGAGCGTCAATATCAATTGCTCGCACGCATCCTGTTGCATCTGGATTGTGGTCGCTCTTTCGTGTGCTATGTCTAGCATCACCAATCCACCCATCAGATTTACGCAAACGCTCTGGGAAACAATCATCAATTTGTTCCCTAAGTTGAACGGCTGCTTTAGATAGGTATGGCTTCATTACAAGCCAAGAGCCAACTTCAAATCATTAAGATTTAAGCCAACACTTGCTAATTTTTGCTCAACGGACAATTCAGGAGCAATTGTTGTGCCATTGTGGGCAGCAATAATAGGAGCAGCCTTTGATTGATCTTTATTGGCAATATCTAACCAAAAATCTCCATTGCCATCTATTCTTGGAAAATCAGAAACTTTTACTCCAGCAGCACTTAATTCTGCAAGTAATTCTGCACCATTAAGATTAACGGGTTTATCAAATTTTACCATTTTTATGCTCCTAAGTATTCTATTTCAAAAAACCCAAATTTTTCTGTTGCGTCAATTGTTAAGGTAGAACCCGAACTCTGATAAGTTTCTAATTCAATATAATCACCGACAATTAAATTCATAATAATTGTATTTTGAAATGATGTTGGTTCACCAACTGCCGATTGAAATGCTTTGTGATCTCCATATAAAGTTCCATTTTTCATAATATAAGTTTGTCTTTGACCAACTGAATTACCAGACCACATACCTGTATAACCGACACGATATTTGCCCGCTTTACCAGATGGAATAGTTATTCGGCTTGTGTTGGTTGATGTTGAGTGAAAAGCATCTGTATCAAATCTTTCTGAATCCCAACTTAATGTTACATAAGCAGAACTTGATGATGATGTTGTCGTTGATTTGTAAAGTGAACAACCAACAAAAGCAGGTGTTGTTGATGCTGGAGCAGCCCAAGTTGGAACGCCACCGGCAACAGTTAAAACATTCCCAGTTGATCCAATTCCAAGCCTTGTGTTTGTATTTGCTGTTGATGAACGATATTCAATATCGCCAAGTGTTGTTGAAGGGTTTAAGTTCTTGGTAGTAGTATCAACAGAAGTGCCAAGTGATCGGATCGCAGATGCGCCATCCTTGACTAAAGCTGTATCGTCTGGAGTAGTCCAGCCGTAATTGGTAGTAGTTGCCATATTATCCTTTATCTCAGGCTACGATTGTAGCGTATTCCCATGTCAAAGTTGGATCAATTGTGTTCCATGCCTCGGTGATTGGCACAGTATTCCAGCGCATCGCCACTTGGCTAAACGCCACCGGTGAAAGATTGATAGTTAGGAACAATTCATTAAACCTTGTGCTCCATCGCCATCCTTCAACATAACCCTCAAAAACACCATTTGAGATCTGGGTTGGCAAGTTTTGAATGTTTAATGGCTGACCCATAAAAACACCCAACAGGTTGTCCCGATCGCTGTTATCAATCTGAGGATTGGTTATTGGAAAGGTTATGGATTGGAAGGCTGCTAAAGGAAATGCACGCTGGGCAATGTATCTGTCTGCGACCTCTTGAGCATCTACACCTGAATGAATAGCAGAGTTAATGTTTTCGGCTTTGTAGCCATATAGTGCAATTGATTGTGGGCTTGTTGCGGTTTCTTGATTATTAAAATTATTTCCATAATTAATATAAATGTCGTTGCGGATATCTGCTGATCTTGTAATAGTTGACAATCCTTGACCTAAAGCATGTTTTGCATCTAAATCAACATAACCATTGGCTGCTAGATAAGTCTGCCTGTGGTCTGCATCTGCATAACCAATATCTCCATTAGGTGCTTCATAAAGATAACCAAATGCGCTATCAGCAATAAAACTTGCAATGTTATAGACAGTATCAGGATCAGCTGATCTGGCTGACATTGTGTAAAGCCCTGGTTGATCGATTTCGCCTAAACCTTGATTACCTGCCGTTGCCCATGTTTCGGTTGGGTCATAGGTTGCCCATGTTGTAGCTGCCGGCACATCATTCCATGATGCTAACAATACGCTAGACAACAATTCATAAATTTGGTCGCCGTCCTGATCTTGTGAAAGGTTATCGTTGTAGATTTCTTTGGCAAGTTTAACGAGTGAACCCATTGCAAGAATTGTGTAATTTACAACAGTTGCTAATGATCCAGTTGCCCCAACCTCAACAGTTACATCAGTAACATCCCCACCAAATAAATTTACATAAGTTCCTGAACTATCTTTAACTTGCAAACTTAAAGAATCATTAATTTCAAAAGGCAAGGTTTGACCGGATAAGGCAACTAGAGCAACCTGCAAATAAGATGGATTAGGTTGAGTATAAATATCATCTCGACCGGCTTGATGGGCAATATCGCTAATAGCAATGTCGGTATAATCAACACCACCAACAGTTAATTTCCAGTCAGGTGTCCAGACTGTCATTATCGAGCCCTAGTTATCCCGCTGTTGTATAGCTGTGGAACTGATCGGGATGCGCTTTGATTTAATACTTTTGCCACGGCTCTTGCAGCACCCTCAGAATCTACTGCTTGAACTGTAATGTTAGTAACTGCTGTTGTTCGGTTCTCTCTAGTGTTTGCCGGAACTGCTGGCAATGGTGCTGCGCCTAACATTCCAGCCTGACTTGCACTTGGAGAAACATTTGGAATGTATCCAATATCTGCTCCGGGTTTAGCAATGTTAATAAATCGAATTGCTTGGTTGGCTAGTTCAGTTAACCCACCAACTACCTCTCTAACGAAATTAATGAATCCTGCAAGAATGCCAGCAAGTCCATTAATTGCTTTACCAAATGTTTCAGCACCTTTTTGACTTTGTGCTAGTCCTGCACTCAAGCCTTCATCACCAGTTAATCCTGCAATAAAGGCATTTAATGTTGGAATGCCGGTGTTATTTAAAAAACCAATAAATTGCTCAACTGCTGGGAGTAATGCAACGCCTAACGATTCCTTGGCTTCATCAAATCCAACTTTTAATCGATCGATCTTACCTTGGAATGTTTCAGCGTTTGCAGCTGCTGCGCCACCATAAAGATCCGACAATCTTTCCTGCACTTGAGTAAATGACAAAGTGGATAGTTCCGCCTTAGATAAACCAAGACCCAATCTGCCAAGAGCTGTGGTATTGCCATCCTGTGCTCGACCTAATGCGTTTGCAACAGTTTCTAATTCAATGCCACGACCTTTGGAGATGTCTAAAGCAAGGTTTAATAACTTTTGCGCTTCCTCAGTTGATTTTGTAGATACTGCCAACCTCTGCATCGCTGGACGAAGTTGGTCATCAGCCACCCCAGTCGCTAAAGATGTCTTGAGAATCATTGCCTCAGTTGCCGCTATTTGGGCATCAGTAGCCCCTGTGGCTTCTCTCAAAGCATTAGCCAACCTTAACTGTGCTTGCTCATCCTCTATTGCAGCCTTGACCCCATCAATGGCTAATTTAGTGCCATAGGCAACGGCAGCAGCAGCAGCGACTGCAAATGCAGCAGCAGCCTTCTTGCCAAATTCTGAAATCTTGCTTGAGTTACTTTCAACCGCTTTGTCGGCTTCGCCTAGCTTCTTTTTTAAGTCATCAACATCGGCAAGGATTGATAACTTCAATGTGCGGTTACCGGTTGCCATTAGACCCATTCCTTAATAATGCGATTAAAAGACTGTTCCCATTTGTTAATCAATTCAGGCTGAATTTTGCGAAGGGTTGGATAGATAAACCAACCTCTTGAACCTCTGCCTTGCCGTCCTGAATATGTAGG